TTCACTCTCTGCAGCTATTACATCATCTGTCTCAAACGATAGATCTTCTATTTCTGCCATATTTAATATCCAAATGTTGGGTCTGACATCTGAAAGCCAGAACGTTGTTTTGAAGGGTCATAATCCCATATAGAACTTCTTGGTCTAGTCAGTATACCGTAACGTAAAGCATCATACAAGTGATCTTCTGCGTGAGTATCTACGTCTTCTGGGTTCTTTTTATCTAGCGGTATCGTAGGTATCTGTGCTATAGTGTTGGTGCAGGTGGAGAAGAACACGAGTCTAGGCTCTTCAGTGAACTCATCCACCTGCAACCTACGGTGTATCTCATTCTTACCTGCAACCCTAGAGCCACGAGAGCGATCTGATGGACGCCAACGGCAACCCTTCATGTTCATTTGCTCTGCAAGTGATGGGCCAGTATCACCTCTTTTATGCCAGAGGGATGAATCTAGTACACCGTATCTTATAGTGCCATCATCAGCCTCTGCCTCTAGTATCATATCTGCTAGATCAGTAGCCGTGACTTTTGAACAATAAAGCTCTCTGTATACAACCAGTTGTTCACTTGGTGAAACAGCAAACCAAATTACTCCAGTGTAAGAGCCATAACCATAATCACACGCCCTAAACTTAGCCCATGTACTAGGTATATTCATTGGATCTATTACATGTATGCTTCTGTTAAACTCAGGAAACGCTGCCCCTTCATTAACATCCCAATTACCTTCTAGTAACTGCTTTCTTTGGTGCTCAGGCAATGATAGTAGCATTGCTTCGTAGTCACCACTGTCTGCTAGGTATGGATTGTCAAACAAACTAGCAGGTATAAACCTACGCCTAAATAAGGGTTCACCTTCACGGCTATGCCCTTTAGGAAACTTAATAGTTTCACTTGTTTCAATGTTTGTAGCCCAGAAAGGTTTACCTGATGGTGCAGGGTCTATAAACATTTTCTTAACCCAAGCATGTCCTGCACCGCCAGGGTTAGTTGTTCCCCTCATGTACAGACCTAGTTGCGAACTAAAGGCTGAACGAAGTCTTGACCTCATGTAGTCCCACGCATAAGGCGTAGGCCACTGCGTAAGTTCGTCAAAGCCGATCCAGTTAAACGCTTGTCCTTGGTATCGTGTTACGTCCATGTCTTTATCTAAGTAGGACATCCACAGTCTACCACCTCTAGGTGCAATCCACTGTGACTTACGTTCACTCCACTTGATACCAGGTATAGCTTTAGGATAAAGTTCTTGACTCTTCTGTATAAGTTCCCTAAGTTCTTCCGTAGTATGTCGGACAAGTAGACCACTAAAGTTTGGATCATTCAAACCGTGAAGTGGGTCAGCAAGCATAGCAAAACTCTTACCACCACCTGCTGCCCCTCCGTACAAAACTTCCCTTTCAGATGCGGAGAGGAAGTTTGTCTGTGGACCTGGGTTTGGTTTAAACACTACATCTTGAGCAATGTCAACATCAAACTCAGGTGCTTTTACTTCTGCTGCTACAGTTTCTACTTCAACTTTCTTGAATGATTCTGTAGGCTCCAATACTTTCTTCTTCAAGTTTTTGGATTTCTTGTAGCGTCTTTTCGAGCCTTTGGGTAAGCTTCCGTTTAATTGTAGCTGCTTTCTTACGTTTTCGCTCAATGTCTACCCTTTTCTTTAAACCCATGTGTGATATAGAACGGCCTGTCTGTTTACTTAGCCACAGAGCAACTTCTCTGTAACTGTATTGTAGTAGATGTCTTTTTGCAAGTTCTAATGCTTCTAGCTCATCAACTATGGGTTCTAGTAAGTTTTCGTTATCAGGGTGTACTTTATATCCGAATGGCACAAGGCGTGTTGCCCTAGCTATTACGTGCCATTGTTTTTCTTCACCTTTGTGTGGCTTGGGTAATTCCCAATACCCCAAAGATTCTCTATTCATTGTTACTCGTTTTTGCCTTCCTTAGATGGTAGAATAAATACACCTCCACTTGAGGAGCCTACATCTATCTTGTCTACCTTACCAAGTCCTGCACGATCAAGCAAGTCTTTTGCTGCTGTCATCTTATCTCGTATTCCTAATTCTGTAGGATCGTACAAAGCTTGAGTCATAGCCATAGCAGCTTTAGGTGCAGTACGAGCAAACCATGTACGTGTTTTATCAGCTATCTCATCTTTAATAGATTCAACTATTACTGAAGTGCTTGAACCCTCACTGTATCCTGCAAGTTTTTTGGCAGTAACAACATCACCACCTGCCTCATCGAAGAGGACATCCAAGAACTTAATTTGTTTTTCTGTTAGTTGTCTAGCCATATTTCACCATGTAAGTTATAAAAGAAAAAATACCGATTGCAATCAATAAAATAAAACCTGTAAGACTCCAGGTTACTATAGCTTCTTGCATCTCTGCTTTACGATACTCTTGATCTTTTTTCTGTTTACGTATTCTTCCTTCAGTTGCTACAAGTTCATCCCATGCAGATGGACCCATACTAAATGAGATCCAATCTTTTAACTCTTTTCTCATTGTTTCGGCTTTCTTCTTAGCCGTAAATATCTCTAGTGCCTCAGCTTCAACAGAACCCCCATTCAGTGCTTTCCACCAAGGAGGGTTCTTGTTTTTTTGTTCAGCGTAGGACAGATCACTCATGCAACCTGCCCATTGGGTCAACTGTCCTGACATATCTTGGAGGTCTTTACCAATTACAAAGCCTTTCTTCAAGGCATTGAACGCTACGGTAGCTCCACCGATAATTGTTACTGGGTCCACGAGCCTCCTCCAAAAGTACTCCTAGAATCATTAAAGAAGTTATTGTGCTTTTCAAAGAGCCTTACCTGAAAGTATGGCTCTCTCTATATCACATCTACCTATTCCTAAGTCTCGTAGTTCTCTGTCAGTCATTCTGTAAAGTTGCATACGTGCAATCTTACGTCTAGCTGACTCTGTTCTTGCTTCTACTATTCTGTTAAATAATCGTTTAAACATTTATATGTTCTCCTATGTTAGCCCAACCTTTTTGGGCATACATAGTTATACATAAATAATGTTAAGTTAGTAGCGACAATACGGAATATCCGTTATGCCTTTTTTGTACCTTTAACTTTCTTGACCATCTTAGTAGTCCAAGCTTCGTTCTCTGGTGTATCAGGATCATCTTTGATGTAGTGGCCTTTATCGTTACGAGCACGTACCGCTACTTCTTCCATTTCTTCATCTTGTACTACAGGCTCTGCTTTCTTTGGGGTAGCTTTCTTCTTAGCTGCAGGTTTAGCTTCTTGCTGTCTGCACAACTCTGTTACGTTGGGATCTTTGCATTGCACGTTGCCATAAGCATCTTCTGCTGCTGCTTGGTTTCCCATAGAGTCACGGACACATCCACTTTCTTCTACAGTGTAGCCGTTAGCTTCTAGTACTTCTCTATATTGTTCATAAAATTTTGCCATGTTATCTCTTACTTAGGTAATACGTGTTTAAAGTTTCTTTTGCCGCCTACTGCTCCACCCTTAGAGTAGCCCTTCTTTTTCT